GTTACCTAAATAAGCACTAGTACCACCACCATATTTTGACATCATACCAATTTCTCTTCCAGCATTTAAAATGCTATCTAATGTGTCATCAATATTGGATCCATAACAAGATATAGGTAAACCCTTCTCTTTGCCAAAATTAATCCATACAGGGGTAGAAAGACTATAAAAACCCCTTGCCATATAATCCTCAAACTTAACAGCAAAACCATCAATTTTTAAATATTCTTCCGCTTTATTTGCAATATCTTTAATCCTTTGCTCGGGGGTCTCACTAATATACCCCCTTGATAAGAAAAGCCTACTCTCATCATTTAACCAATAATATTTTTCTTTATTCATTATATTTGTTTTTTAAAATAAATCATCTTCTGTTATGCTCTTGCTTTTCTTATTATAATCAATTTGCTTCTTATAAAAGAAATCCCCCTCTTTCGTTGATAGAATTTCAACATCAAACCATAACGTTTTCTCAATCTCAGCAAAATCAACCTCAAATACTGGCTTCATTCCAATTCTACTTAATGAGTTGTTAAATCTATTCTGAATGAAATGTTTAATTGTATCTTTTGATAAGAAACTTAATTCACCGTTTTCAAATATCCAATCTAGTATTCCACATTCCGCAGCATACGCTTTATGACAAGCTGAATCAATCAATGCCTCAAATTCAGCGTCAAACCATTCTGGATTTTCTTCCTTGATAATATTGATAAGTTCTGACCCAAAATTGCCGTGTATTTCTTCCTCCTTCGAGGTGGCTTCAACCACATTTGAAATACCCTTGAATAGATTCTTCTCCTTGTTAAAGGACATCATAATCAAGAACTGGCTAAATAAACTTACATGTTCAATAAACAATGAAAATAATAATACAGACTTTGTGTACATCTTATTCTCTTTACTCCTTGTCCCATCCAGATATTTTGCTAAATAACTAATTCTATTCTTTATGGCAGGAATTTCAATAACTGTCTGGAACTCATCTTCTAACCCAAGAATCCTTAATAATTGAGCATAAGCATCCTTATGTCTTACTTCGCTCTCGGCAAATGTCATACCAACATCACCAATTTCAGTTATAGGCATTCTCTTATATAAGTCAGCCCAAAATGTCTTTACATTAACCTCAATTTGAGCAATAGCCAACATTGACCTCTTAATAACTTCCCTCTCCTCATTTGATATTTTTGTCTTATAATCATCAATATCAGTTGTAAAGTTGAACTCCGAATGTATCCAGTACGAGTGTCTTATTGCATCCTTATAAGCTAATAAGGATGGATATTCATAAGGCAAAATATTCACTCTTTTTTCAAAAATATTCTTTTTCATTTTTCTATTATTAGGTTAAGATAAATATAAAAACAAAAAATAAAAGTATCACTTTTTGAGTATAAAATATTTTTATCATAAAAAATTATCACTCTTCTTAGCCAGCAATTCTTTGATTCTTTCTTTCTTTTTTTCAACTTGCTGTTCTTCAAACCCTAAGAATGTTGCCGTAGTATCCGTATCAACTTCAAGCATCTCATTGTCGAATTTGCAATTCTCGAATACAATACCATCTTTTCCTATTCTTGATTTAGTTATTGCAACAGTTGCTAAGTTCATCTCTTTTTGTTGTAAACTCTTTGCTATACTAATGATAACATGACCTACTTGTGCTTTCTTTATTGAACCCCCCATCTGGTCATTCGTTACAACATTTGAAGAAATTGAAGCCCTATTTCCCTGAGTACCAAGCCAACCAGCAATATTTAACTCGTGGCACATAGCCTCAAAATGACGTATAACCGAACCTTCATTTTTCCAGTCATCATTACCTTGCCTATCAGGTACAACGCAATCAATATAATCCAATACAACCAAGTCAAGTTTCACACCATCAGCAATTACCTTCCTAATCTGATTCTTAATCTGATTCATAGTTAAAGTATCAGATGGTAATTTCTTTAGAATTAACTTATTAGTATGAGTTTCTTTTATTCTATTAACGGTCTCAAATACTATCTCTTTATTGTTCGGTAACTCATCTGGGGATATCTTAGTCCAAAGAGTTAAATGCTTTCTTTGTATAATCTTGGGGTTATCCTCAAAGAATATATGCAAAACATTATAGTTATTATTGAAAGCCGTATTTGCAACCAAGGTCAATAGAGTCGATTTGCCGATACCTGGACCTGCAAATACTATTCCTACCTCACCTTTGGCTAAACCTCCTTTTAAGAGAACGTCTATACCCTTAATACCCATTGGTATGGGGTGTCTATAATCCTCGTCAAGAACGTCAACCAAATCATTGAACACCTCAAACCCGTTAGATTCTTTAACCCCTACTTGGAGGGCGTATCTTAATAATTCCTCTAATTGGTCATAAGATTCAAAATCACCCTCATTAATAACCTTTTGTGCTTTCTCTAACACAATCTTAACCTCTTCTTGTTTGCAGAATTTCAGTGCTTTATCTTGAACTAAATCTACCCCATCAAGAGGTGCGTTTCTTACTTTTGTAATAGTATCAATCACAATCTTTAACGCTAACTCTTGGCTAATTTCAGATTTCGCAACAACTTCCAAAGTATCGAAGTTGGGGGATGTTTCGTATTTTGAATAGTATTCTTTAATCATTTGTATGATTAACTTGAAATATTTATTATCAAAATAGGTAACTTTTATAAAATCAATTATTGCTCTGGCAAATTCTTTATCCAAAATAATTTGGTTAATTAATTGCAACTGGAACGTTTGTCCCAAGTAATCAAAATTTTTGGACATTTAAAATGATTTATTAGTTAGATAATAAATTTTTCTCTAAATACTCGTGGGTTAGATTAGGACTAACTAACACCGATGTTAACTCTTTTAAGTAATCTTTAATAAAAGGTCTAACATCAACAGTATATCTAACTTTAGGTGGATATTGCTTACCATCAATAATCCTATGAGAAACTAGTTGGTCTGCTATTTTAATATAAATATTAAAATGTTCAACACCATCTGTTGAAGATGTATTCATAACATCTGGATCCATCATAATAGTTGATTGATTTTCTGTCAAGTACTGAATTGCTTTGTTCTTCAAAAACCAAGATAATTCTTCTGCAAAATACTTTACAGATTCATATAACTCATAGGATTTCTTAACATTAGGATTAATGTTTTTCACATTCAAAAATCTTTGAACAATAATGTTCTCATTAAGCGTAAGTAAGAATTCAACTTTTGTTACATCAGTTTGTTTCATCGTTTTTTTGTTTTAATTATTAATTTTTTTTCTCTTTTCTACTCAATTTCATAAATGGTCTAATAAAATCAACCCAAGCATCATCCTTCTTTGGAAGGAATTTAAAGAACCCATCTTCATTCATTAGTTTTAATAAATTCTTATAACTCCTATCAGTTGGGTCTAACTTATCATTGCAGATTTCATTAACCATTTCTTTACCGTTATCCGTTATTAACGGATTTTTTAAATCAATTATTCTACCGATTTTATCAAAAAATTCCCCCCCAACAAAACCAGATTTACTAATACCTGATACCAAATTATCCAGAGATTTATTCTTTTTTTCTTCAAGTAAAACTTTCGCTTCATTTAATATTTCATCCAACTGGTAATCTTTCTTCTCAAAGTTTGGGAAAAATGCTTTTAACTTCTTCTCACCAAAATTTGATATACCATCAATATTATCAGAAGTATCCCCCACAATTACTTTATAAATATAGACATTATTATGTGGTATGTCAATATCCTTAAAATGAATCAAATCCCCATTCTTACTATACGTCTTTGAACTTGGTGAATATACTGTTACATTTTCTCCAATTAATTGGGTTAAATCTTTGTCCGCTGAAAATATAATCATATTCTCACCTTTGGCTATCTGTGTATAATAAGCAATCAAATCATCAGCCTCGTTCTGATCCACTTGGCATTGTCTAACAAAAACTTCTTCAAGATAACTTTTAACTCTTTCTCTCTGGTATAAATAAGATTCATACTTGTGGTCATCCATAGAAATTTTACGATTCTCCTTGTACTTGGGGTATATCTGTTTTCTTATTAATGAGTTTTCATTGCCATCCCAAAACACAACAACCTTATCGTGATTATGTTTTTCAAGAAATAATCTAATTGTATTTAAAAAATGGAAAACCCCGCCAATGTGCTTACCATCAGCATAGAATTCTCTTACTCCGTGGAAACCTATTGTAAATAAGTTGTTACCATCAATTAGCAGGGTTTTCTTCATGTTATTCAAAGATTATAGCGTCTTCATCGTCTTTTTCTGAAAAGGTAATATCCCCATCTCCAGACAAAATACCATTCCAATATTGTGAATATTCTTTTTTATACTTTTCAATTGCCTCTTTTGTATCTGGCAAGTACCCTTGTGGTACGGCTAGTATCTTACCATCTTTATACGCAATACCTGTAACGTGGTTTTTCAATATTGAAACCTTTGTTCTAATAGCATACGAAACTGTTCTACCGTTTTTCGTTGCAGTTATATGGTTAATACCAGCATTCTTTTGATTCCCAAATAAGAATATTAAAGAAGATGCCAACCAAAGTGCTTCGCCACCTTTTGCTTTAATTGTAGGCTGGCCAAATGGAGAATCTGGTAATTCAACCCAAGGTTGATTGATTGCAATTAATGTATTATGGTAAGGATAATCTTCTTTCTTTGATTTTGAAATCCTTGAATGTATCCCCATACCTACCTTATCGGCTAAAACCGCTGCATTGTGCATCTTACCACCTTTCCCCTCGTATGTCATCTTACAAGGTATCGAACCAATACTATCAATTAGAAAGAGAATAGAGTATGGTAAATCACCTTTTTCTTGTGCATCTAAAATTTCATTTATAAATTCAGTCATTTGTTCGATATAATCAAATGAATCATTAAAAATAAAATCACCATCCCATTCACCATCTTCATTCAGTTGCGCGTTTAACCCCAACTCAACAGCATGTGCCCAATTCCATTTTTTCTCTGTAATAATAAAAACTGGTAAATGTCCTTTCTTTTGTGCGTCAGCAGCAGCCAATATCATAGCAGTTGTTTTACTAGTATTGGAATGTCCCAAGAACATACTTATACCCCCCATAACAGGACCAGGCACGCCACAAGCGTTATAAAAAGGCTCA